TGGACTTTTTTTGTAATAAAAAGCTCAATAGAATTTACAATCCGTAGTCTTTTAGGGGAAGATCAAAATATGATTGTCAGAATTGATAAAAGCAAATATGTCCTCGTTAAAATAAGATTGCCAGCTAAAGATGAGGCAAATAATTCCGAAAGGAATAGTGGGGAAGTCCAAGGTTAGTTCCACTTAAAAGCAATGCTTGGAATAAGCCTGTGAATCAGGTCGTGTTTACTATACTGCGTCTTTAGACGAGGTTAGAAGTAGAGAACGATAGGACTACTCGTAAATATGCGCGCAATATTTACAGACCGCAATTCCAGAGTTGAAGTCGTTTAAGGTAGCTCCTTAATCACATTTAGCGGCTGCCCCAAGTGAGGGGTTGGTATAGTGTAGCGTAATATCGGAAGATGTTTTCAACTGGGGCGGAATCAGAAAAGTTCTGTGAAATTGCTTTTCTGGTTCTGCTTCGTGAGTTTTTTTATGGCAACGCTTCGGCGAAAGTCTAATCACGAATTAAGAGAACTTGTCTGGTATTTTGTAGAAAATTACATACCGAGCGGGCAAGCTGTAGCTGTCGGGTTTGTGTTCAGCGTCAGGAAAGTAATAACGAGGCGTCTCTACACGCCTATCTTAGTTTGAAGCGTTGCTTTAAAAGAACTTAACAAAAATATCAATTAACTAAAGAATATGAAAACAAAAAAACAAAAATGGGAGCCAACTTTACCTAATGGGACTGTCGTTTATTGTTGTGATGGTTTGATTAATGAAACATTTAAAAAATGTGAACAAAGATTAAAAATACAAAGTATTTCATATGATAAAAATAAAAAAATTGAATGTTATACTTTGCAAGGGCGGGAATATGAAATATTGGTAACTGTACGGAATGGCAAAATTAGATTTTCCGATAAAAGATTCTTTTTAAACAAAGAAAAAGCTCTTAAATCTTATATCAATGATTGTAAGAAGTGGTTAAAAAATTATTTAGAATGGGCGGAAGATCATAAAGAAAAAGCAATAAAGGACGAAATTTCAGCTAAACAAATGCAAAATAGAATAAAATTATTAAGCCAGCCTTGGCAAAGATGAAGGCAAATTAACAAACAAGGAGAAACACATGACAAATAAAATGCCAGTAGTGGGAAAGAGATATAAACTCAAGAGCGGTAAAAATATTACTGTAGTCCAAGAAGAAATTGGCGGAACTATAGAATACGGCGTTGAAGTATTTAACACTATTTTTGAAGAACTCCCAGAAGACAACTTGCAGGAAACAGAGGAATGTTGCCCAATCGAAACCGCAGAGGCTGCTTGGAATATGAGTGAAGTAAATGAAACCCCTAATCCAGTTGACTTTAAGAAGGAAGAAGTCAACGAAGTTGATAGGGCTTTGGAAGCTGAGAAAAGTTTGTGTCTCAAAAACGACCAAAAACTAGACACAAAAGAATTTGATTCTCTTGGACTGGACACAAAGCAAGACATGTCGAAACCAGAGCCTAAAATCGACATTAAAGAAGAACATGTCGAGCCAGTAAGTATTTGGAAAGATGTTAGCATGCAAAAAATAGAAATCGGAAGTGAATGGCAGTCAATTGATGGCAAAGTAGTTACAATTGATTTTGTAAAAAATGATTTGGTAGTTTGGACTTATGAATTTAATGATCGAGAACAAATTACTCTTTCAACCCATAAAGAAATTTTTATCAAAGATTTTAAAGAGCTTAAAAGAAATTTATTTCCTAGACCGCCACAACCAAACACCAGTTATCGCCAATGTAATTCCAGCAACCCAATAGCTTAAATAATAAAGCACCCAAAGCCCAACAATTACAATCAAAGGCAGAAAATAACGCCATGTTTTCTCAAGTCCTAGTCTGTCCCATTCTGGTTGTGTTATAATCTTGACAAGGAAAGCCTTGGCAGCAGCTAAGAACCTTTTTGTAAGTGATTCTACTTCTACTTTGTCAATTATTATTTGATCGGGCGTTTCTTTTATTGGGGATTTCATAAAAAATAATTAATTTAATCTATAAATAGCAAAAGGAGGGTTTTTATCTCTAATTTTACCGCCGTACATATCGCGTTGAATAAAGTCAGAAATCCAGCCTTTTTCAGTTTTCATGCAAATATGTCCATAAGGTTCATACTGGATAATTGCAACATCTCCTAATTCTGATTTATAATCTTCTTTTTTTTGCTCAGGAAAACTAAACACTTTTTTAAAACCCAAGGCTTCATAAGCAGGAGCGCAATTTTTGGCAGCAGAAAATTTTTTAACAGCAACACCAAAGCCGAAATCACAAGCACTTCTAACAGCAGCGGCGCAATAACCGCAAGTGTCTTTGTTGTAAGAAGGGTATGCTTTAGTGATTAAATATTGACAGGCTTTTTCTAGTCTTTTATCCATTTTAATCTACGCAATAATCGGTTATATTTTCCCAATCCATTCTAAATTTTTTATTATCAAAGCATTTATACTTAAATGCTAATTCCATAAAAAGCTGACCTTGCTCTTTTTCATCTAAAACTGCAGCGTAAGGCCAATTTGGATTACCAGTATCTTTTACTTTAAAAAGCTGTCCAGTTTGTTTATTCTTAAAAGTTATAATTTTATTTTTCATTTTTTTTATTCATTACAATTTTCAAATTCTTTGCAATCAGCTTGCTCTTTATGAGTTAAGCTATTAAAGCATTTATTGCAAACAAATTTACAATTTGCAATTACCGCGTTTTCTTGTTCGGTGGAATAATGATTCCCTTCGTAAAAGTATTCCATGTGCGCGCCGTAGCATAAGTCCTTACTCGGATCGCTTTTTTGTGAGTTTTTGCACGAGTTTAGCGCGCTCATTATCAGTAAGCTTGCGAGCATCATCAACGTATTTATTCTTTTCTTGCACTTGTTTAGCTGCTTCTTCATTTTCTAATATTTCAATTGATTTTTTGCCTTTTATAAAACCAAAACCATAAGCCAAAGCGGTAAATATTGCACTAAGAATCAGTAGAATTTGATTTATCATATTTTGTAAATTTATCAGCAATAGTTCCGAAAAGTAAAGCAGTTCCCGAATAAATTAAACTATCAAAAGAATCATCTATATTTGAGAAATTAGCAAGCAAAGTATCAAAATGAATTGCCGCGTAAATATTTAAAGCAACTTTTCCCAAAAGTCCAGTGCCAATGAGAGTTACGCCAACAACTCGCTTAAGACTAAGCTTGCCGCTTCTTTCGCAAAGTATTGATAGTTTACTTTTTTTCATCAATTCGTTTATTAATATTTTCTATTTGAACATTAAAAAGACCTTTGACATTCGTGTAGCCATCATCAATAGTTTTAATTAATGTTGCTTCTAATTTATCCATTCGCTCATAAACAGAAGTAGTAACATTCTTAAAATCATGCCGCACGATTGCGTTTTTGTGTTCGGCTTCTTTTAAAATTGCTACATCTTGTTCAAGCTTTTTGAAAGTGAGATTCCAAAAAATTTTAGCTACGACCACAATAGAAAAATTTATAAAGCCAAATATAAAAGAAATTAATCCAGCTATTTTATAAAAAGAATCTAAATCCATATACTATTTTGAATCTTCTTCTTTTTGGATTTTTCTGATGTAAGAAACTATTCCAACAAAAAGGTCTTTTAATAACATACTCTCGCCAATACTTTCTCCAGTAATTGGATCAATCAATTCAAAAGTCTCTGAATTAATTTGTGAAAGACTTATCATTTTATCAAGATTATTTGAGTAGCCTTGAATAATATTAGTATCACCTTCGGAGTCAACAATGGCTTCGACTTCGCTAATCGTCAATCTAACTCTTTCAGATTCGGAAATTCCGTATCTAATAATGATTTCTTGACCTCTGATAAATGGTTTTCCTAAAGTAGTATTATAATTTCTGTTAGTCATTTTGTTCCTTGTTTTTTTAGTTAATTAATTAGAATGATTGGTAACCTTGAGCATTAAAATAAACAGCGCCTGTGGCTGAAGCTGTTAAAAGAGCCACGGTTAATTGAGTTGCAGCTGCGCCTTTTAGTGGCGTTGGAAATTCTATATGTGTCAATGGCTGTCCAGCTAACGTGATTTTTGTTCTAAAAATAATATTAGCGCCTTCTTTAATCACTAATTCCGTTGCCGTTGCCAATACTTCTGACATAATACTTATTGAAGTTATGTAGTTTCTAATGCTGGCAGCACCTGCGGTTTTAATTACTACATCTGCGGTGCTATTTACAATACCACCAGCTGCCGCTGCATATTGCCAATCGTTTTCTGCTGTTCCGTACGGTTTTTGCACTTGTTGACCAGCCGTAGTCATAAACGCATCACAAGCATCGCCTTGGATTAAAGTTGTGTCTAATGTAGTATTAACTCTACCACCAACCCTAACTGGTGCGCCACTTGAAGCGGAAGAATGAGCGCCTGTTCCGATAGCAGCTACGTTTAGGTTTGTCCCAATTGACTGGGCAATTTGATTTACAGCTGGCGCAAAAGGCGTTTGCATAAATTTAGAAAACGCTTGTATTGAACCACCAGTTATTGTAGTAGCAATTCTTAAGCGAATATACCTAAAATTTACAGGAAAAATATAGCCAATTGATGATGCTGTTGCAGAAATTGAAGTTGTTGCAGTTCCTGTTGCAATCCCTTGGCTGTAAACAATAAGTGTTTGGAAGTTGACATTATCGTTTGATCCTTCAAAGATAAATGTTCCGCCAGTTCCTGTTGATACAACTTGAACCATTGCCGATCTATAACCAGTTGCGTCTGTTGCCGCTGCTCCTGCTGATGTAGATAAGATGTTGTTTACAACTGCTGTTTGAGCTGACTGACCAATAATATAAAGGTCTTGAACATTTTCGTTAGATAATGTTACTGGGATTGAATTTGCAGCAGAGGATTGACCTCTTGGGTTGGTTGAATTGTATATCGAAAAACCGCCTGACATATAAGTAAATGAATTATAGCAATAATATTTTTACATTTACTCAATCTAATAAATCTTGCCGTGTTAATAAAAAAGATCAAGTGTTATTTTAATTCTTGATACATGCTCTGAAAAAAATTATTCCAATTTCTCCCTAGCTTTTCTTGCGCTGATGGTAAACCAAAAGTTGCACCAGTTGTTTTGTAGCTTTTCTCAAAAAATGAAAACCAAACTGAATCAATTTCGCCATTTTCTTTTGCTAAAGGTTGCCCTGCATTTGGTACTCCAATATCAACTAATAAATCAGTTTTTATTGTTGTTTTTATTTGCTGAAAAAAAGTATTCCATTCGGGTTTTACAATATTATTTTCTTCTACAATTGATTGTTGAATATTCGGCAGATTAATCATCTTCTGATTCAACCTCCACAAAGGCACCAACAATTTGGAACTTAGTTGGCTCGCTGTAATTTAACCTAGCAATGAAAGAGCGGGCTTTTCCGCCTATTTTTGTCCAAAAAACTTCTGTTAAAAAAGAACCTTCTGCACCTATTGATTGCCATAATTCATCAGTATAGGTTTTGCCTCCATTATCAGAAAATCTACCAACTAATTGCGGATCAACGCCTTGTCCTGTTGCAATTCCTATCCCAGTGTCCATCATCACAACAAACTTATTTAAAGACATTCTTGCAAAGTTTTTAAACATTGTTGTCCCAATAATTTCTCTTTT